TGCTTGCTTCAAAGCTAGCTCTGTTAGCATGTCCATCGATACGCCAAAAGCTGACATCAGCTCGGTATGCTCTGCGTCTGGGGTTCAAGGTTCTATTATTCAAAGCCGCGCTGTTACTATCTCGGTATCGGCTTTGCTTGAAAAATATGACGCCAAGCAATTTGAACGCTTCCGCAGTAACTCTGAGATTAAATTTCAATATAGCTTTGGACAAAAAAGTGGTGGAAACTGGACGCCTGGTAAGGCAGGATGTTTGTATGTACCAACCGCAACAATTTCCTCATTTTCTGTATCCGATGCCGATGGATTGGCTCAGCTCGATCTAGAGTTGACGGCTTTTGTAAACGCCGAAGGTGCTGGCGAGGTTTACGTTGCCTTTGTCTAAGAGGCTAAATGATGAAAATAGTTACTATCGTTCCTACGGTTTGTAAAGGTAAGGCGGCTAAATGGGAGGGCAGTGTAACGCTGCGCCTCCCTACTTTTGACGAAAAATACGAATATATTGAAAAAATCAGTATAGACGTAGATGACGAAGGTACAGTGCAGGCGTCTAAAGCCAAGCAAATTGCCGGTGTCCGCGAAATGGTCAAAATCAGTCAAAAGCATTACGAAAAAGTAGAGTTAAAGAATAAAGAAACTGGCGAAGTGATTTCATCATTTGAAGACATGCAATACTCTGAAGAAATGCACGCGGTTTTGATTGAAGTGGCAGGGATGCTACTTAATGGCTTTAAAGTGGGAAACGGCTAAAAGCTGCTATCAGGATGCAGGCTAGGGCAAGTTTTAAAGGCTCTAGCATGACAAACGAGGCAGCTTGTTACATTGCCGAGTACAGTCAGAGAAAACGTCTAGCTAAGTTGGGATATTCTACGCCTCTTGGTGAGCTTGATGCGATTAAAGCAGAAATATTTGCTATAATTGACATCGAACTAGATAAATGCCAAGCCGATGACATGAGGTCAAAAAATGGCAGAAAATGACGTAACCATTCAGATTAACCTAGACGCCAAGGATGCCCAGGCTGCGATTGAACTATTTGGACGCGAGAGCGTTAAGGTATTAAAGCGCACAGAAGACCAAGCAGACTCATTTTTCAATACATTTGCAGGTGCTAGGGCTAAGTTAGTTGGAGCGATTGGCGCAATTACTGGCGCATTTTATACCTTACAAGCTGCAATTAACGAAGCGGTTGAAGACGCTAAACTTACTCGGCAGATTGAAGCATCATTAAGGGCTACTGACGAGGCAAGCAAAGACGCTGTTGACGGTGTTTTGCAGTTTGCTGATGCACTTAAAGAGGCTACGAGTGTTAGCGATGATCTTGTAAAGCAGACATTCATTACGGCTAAATCTTTTGGCGTCACTACGGATCAGGCTAAAGAGCTTACAAAGGCAGCGATTGATTTGGCTGCGGCAACAGGCATTGACGTAGAATCTGCGGTCCGGCAGCTTGGCGGAACCCTAGACGGCTCTATTGGCAAGATTGGCAATCTCGGTGCCGAGTTTAGAAATCTAACGTCTGAGCAATTAAAAGCCGGTGACGCGATTGGCCTCGTTAATGAGAAATTTGGCGGAGCGGCTGCGGCTCAACTTGATACCTACCAAGGCAATGTAAATAAATTAAGTAATGCTTGGGGTGATTTCCTAAAAGTCATTGGTAAGACAGTTACCGAAAGCACGATAGTTCAGAAATTTATCGGTGGATTATCTGACGCTTTAGATGATTTGGGAAAAAAACTAGAGGCCACACGTAAAGGTCAGGCGGAAATTACTGGAGCAAATATCGCTCGTGGTACTGGTAGCCTAGAGGATTTAAGACTTCGTCGTAAAGAGCTTGAGGCTTTACAAGGCATTGATATCGGCAAGCAATCAAAGCAGGTAGCTACTGGGTTTGAGGCAATAATTAAATCAGTAGAAGGTAGCACTAAAGCAGCCTCAGACTTTGAAGATAGACTCGCCAGTTTTCCCGTTGCCGCAGTGCCAGCCGTACAAAAGACAGGTAAAGAATTAGAGGCATTACAAAAGGAAGCTAAAAAACTAGCTGATGAGGCCAAAAAATTTAAGGAAGGGCTTTTTGGTGAGTTTGGTACTGATGCCGAAAAGCAAGCGTTTAGGGCGCAAGTTGCATTAGAAAAACTTGCAGAATTTGAATCAAAAAGAGTAATAAAATTTAAAGAAGCTCAAGAATTAAGATTAAAAATATTAGAAGATTTAGACGCAAAAATTGAGGCCGAAAATCTACGAAGCGCAGAAAAACAGGCTAAAGATGCCGAGGAAGCAGCACTGAAAGCCCGTCAAAATATTGAGAAGGCGGCAGCGCAGCCGATTGAATTCGCTCTAAATAAAAAAGGCCCATTCAGTGAGGGTGAGATTGCCGCTAGTGTTGTTGGCGGTCTTAACATGGCTCTCAAGGGAAAATCTGGAGCTACCGAGTTAGTAACTAAAACTCTCGGAGGCATAGGTGATTTCTTGCTCCCAGGAATCGGTGGAGCTGTCGCAGGATTAGCTGAATTATTGGCGAGAGGTCCTGAAGCTACTAAGCAATTTATTAGAGACTTTATCAAAGCTATTCCAGACATCATCGAAGCTATTTCCGAGTCAATCCCTGTTGTAGTTGAGACATTAGTTGATGTCTTAGTAAACAGAGGCGGAGCAGCAAGAATCGGCATTGCAATCGCTAAAGCCATGGCACTTCAGCCAGTATGGGCACGTATTGGCGAGGAAGTTTTCGGTAAATCAGGTAATGAGATTGGCGATGTTATAAAGTCCGGTCTTACTGAAGGCGGGACGGCTGCTAGGGATCAATTTAGAGAAGCGTTTTTTAGCATAGGCCCGACAATTGTTAAGGCTGGAGAGTCGTTTGTACGCGATCTTGATGACTCATTTAATCAAGCAGGTGCAACATTAGGTAAAGAATTTACAAGATTTTTTGAGAATTTTGGCGAAACTATTAATTCATGGGTGTCTGCACTCAGTACAGGGTTTAGTCAATTTTTTAGCAATATTGGTCCTGCATTTTCTCAAGCATTGCAGTCATTCGCTAAAGATATTGGAGACTCTCTAACGTCTATTTTTGATCCGTTTTTAAATGCCATCCGACCATTAACTGATGCGATTGTATCGGTTGCCGAGTCTTTAGGGAGTATTGGCAATGTTGGCAGTAACGTAGGCGGATTTTTCTCTCAGATTGGCTCTGCTTTAGGATTTGCCAAAGGTGGCCTTGTGTACGCGGCTAATGGATTCAACCCTCGCGGCACTGATACCGTACCAGCAATGCTGACACCTGGAGAAATGGTCATCCCTCGCGACATGGTAGGAGAGCTTGCAGCCTATTTACAAAGGCAATCGCCAGACAGTGCTGGCAGTGATGCCGCTACTTTGGCCGCAATATTGTCAGCCGTTCAAGCCCCTATTGTCATAAAAACCGAAGCCAAGGTGAATCAAAATGCCTTTGCTGATATAATTTTGCAGCTAAACAGACAAAATGCGAGGCTGACGGCATGACAGCTACTAAAAATGCAAGATTTTCGTTTAATAACTACCTCAACTCTGACCTTATGTCGGCGTCTGGTAGTAAATCCGGTTACCCTGCGACCAATGTGTACAATGCTCTTCGCGGTAAACTTTGGAAGCCGGAGAACTTGTTTGAGATTCACGAGAAAAATTGCAAGGTTTATATTGATGCGTCCACGTATACGCTTTCCGCTGGAAGCTATACCAGAGCACAACTCTTTACAGAGTTTAACACCAAATGCTCAGGAGCAGGAGCGACCATGAGCCTTGGTGACGGTGACAGGCTTAGGATAAGTTTTGGCTCATCAAAAACTCTAAAACTCAGTAACCAAGTTGATGCGATTTGGGATACGATTGGATTTTTAGGGACAACTGATACATCTGGAACCTTGTTACAAGGTGACGAGCACAGATACAATACTGGCGCATGGATTAAAGTAGACCTTGGTCTACCGCAAGAGGTAAATTTTGCGGCACTTTTAGCGCCAAGTGGTGAAGTATTTAAAAGCAATACAGCTACCATAAAATTACAGGGAAATAATTTAGACTACTGGCTTGAGGCGCTTCCCGTGGATGTTGAGCTTGAGGTATCTGGAGAAGGTGCTTTTATAGCTCCCGATGATTTGCAGCAGTGTAGGTTTTGGCGTCTATTTATTGATGACCGCACAAATAACGACATGCAAATAGCTGTCGCCTATATTGGATCATCTGTCATCCCGGTAAATACCAATATCGCCACAGGGTTTACACGCTCAAGAGAAGACCAAAGCGTAAGATTATTTTCCGAGTCTGGCGCAATGTACGTAGAC